TTATTCAATTTTCTGGAAGCTGCTCAACTTCTGCGGCTGCTTGGATCTCTGCGGCGCTCTTTCAGGATAGCACTGCAGGAGCATTGGCCGCAACAAGCACATACATGGCTACGAGTGCGGGCGGCGCTCAAATTGTTTTGAATTATTATATGACATCTGGGACGACGTCATCGACAACATTTAAAATCAGAGTCGGCCCGGCTGTTGCCGCAACTGTTTCGATAAACGGCGCTGCCGGTGTAGGCAGGTATTTTGGTGGCGTGTCATCAACAACCCTCGTAATCACAGAAATAGCGGCGTAAACTCATGTCCACAGTTAAGGCCACATATCTCCAGAACGCCTCCAGCGCGACGGTCAATCTGACCAATGATACTGCGGGCAATGTCGCGGTTGGCGGGACTCTGGCGATGACGGGCGGCGGCAGCTTCCTGCGGAACCGGATCATCAATGGCGATATGCGGATAGATCAGCGCAATTCTGGTGCAAGCGTTGCGCCGACCGACGCTTATACTCTTGATCGATGGGAAGTTAGAGAGGACACCGATGGTGCCGTAACTTGTCAGCAGGTCGCGGATGCCCCCTCCGGCTTTAATTATTCTGCAAAAATTACAATTACGACAGCGGATAGCAGTTTATCAGCTACTCAGCGTTTATTTATTCGCCAAAATATTGAGGGGTACAATGTCGCTGACTTGGCGTTTGGCACTGCGTCTGCAGCAACAGTAACTTTGTCATTTTGGGTTAAATCAAGTCTCACAGGGACATTTGGCGGCGCACTATCCAACAGTTCGGCAAGGTCGTATCCGTTTACCTACTCTATATCGTCAGCGAATACATGGGAGAAAAAAACGGTTACTGTCGCCGGAGACACGACAGGAACGTGGGCGACGGATAGCGGCGTCGGATTGCGTGTAGTCTTTGGTCTTGGCGCTGGAACTGATTACTCTGGAACGGCTGGATCGTGGGCGGCGGCAGTATATGTAACCGCGACAGGTGCTGTTTCGGTAATAGGGACATTAAACGCCACATGGCAAGTTACCGGCGTCCAGCTAGAAGTCGGCTCAGTCGCCACGCCGTTCGAGCGCAGGCAGTATGGGCAAGAGTTGATGCTGTGTCAGCGGTATACGCAAGTAATTAGCGGCGCAGGTGTAGGCGGTAACTATCAGCGAATTGGAATTGGTCCTGCTCAGAATGCTACTGGCGCTGATTTTCAAATACCATTAAAAGTCACTATGAGAATACCGCCATCATTTACAGCAACCGCCGCAAATACATTTGCTGTTTTTGATGGGGTTGCAATTACGGCGTTGACATCAATTTCTCAAGATGGAGCGACATCTGCTAATGTAGCGATGGCTCTTGTTACGGTTGCAAGCGGATTAACATCAACGCGAACATATGAATTATGTTTTAATAATACTGCGTCTGGATCACTAACTCTTTCTGCGGAGTTATAAATGTATAACCTCATAAAAACTTCTTTTGGTAAAGAAGTAATAATTCGCGACAACAGCGATGGGACGCAGACATCGTTTAGTGAAGATCCCGCCAACACAGACTATCAAGCCTTTCTCGCATGGCTCGCGGAAGGCAACACGCCTAACCCATACATCCCGCCGCCGCCTGCCCCTGAGCCGACAATTGAGGAAAAGCTGGCGTCTGTCGGATTATCAATCGACGATCTCAAAGCCGCACTGGGGATAAAATAATGGCGACAACAATCTCCGGCTCCACAGGCATACAGACGCCGGATGGCACTGTTGCCGTCCCGCCTTATGCTGGCGCTGACAGCAACACCGGCATCTACTTCCCGGCGACGGATCAGATTGCGATCACAGTGAACGGTGTGCAGAAGCTTCTGCTGAACACCGCCGGCATGGTCGCGACAGGCGCTGCGTCCTCGACGATCTACGCCGTTGGATCGACAAGCGGCACGATCACGCTGGATCTGAACAACGGCGGCAATCAGTCCTTCACGCTGACGGGCAATTCAACGCTCGCCAATCCGTCAAATCTCGCGGCTGGCATGACCGGCGTTCTGTTTATCACGCAGGATGGAACGGGCAGCAGGACGCTCGCTTATGGCACCTACTGGGACTTTCCCAATCAGTCCGCGCCCAGCTTGACGACGACAGCCAACGCCGTTGATGTTATCGTCTGGACGGCGCGCTCGACGACGTCAATCGTGTCGCAGATTATCCCTAACATTGGCCCGTAAGATATGACGCTTCCGACAGATCCTACGTTACTTCTTGCTGGTGGAACTTCGCCTTATTATCAGGTGCAGAGAAGCTTGCGGTTTCGTTCTAGCGCGAGCGCGTATTTGAATAGGACGCCTGCGAGTGCGGGAAATCGTAAATTGTGGACATTTAGTAGTTGGGTAAAAAGAGGCGCGCTGGGCGCAAACCAAGCTCTATTCTCCGCTGGTGACGCTACCGTAGGAAACACAAACTGGATTGCTTTTTTATCTACAGATATTTTGGCGTTTTCTGTCGCAGATGGAACGTATTATCTTGCCTCTTCGTCTGTATATAGAGATCCGTCGGCTTGGTATCACATAGTTGTCGTGTATGATTCTGATAATGCTACATCATCAAATAGAATGAAATTATATGTAAATGGCGTGCAATTAACGGCTTTCTCATCTTCAACTTATCCTACATCTGGTTTTCAGGGATACATTAATAATACGGTAGCGCATGGAATTTCCGCAAGACAGAGAAGCGGTTTTGATTATTATTTGGATGGATATCAAACAGAAGTAAACTTCCTCGACGGCTACGCCTACGACCCGTCCTACTTCGGCTACAGCGACCCGACGACCGGCGTGTGGATGCCGAAAAAGTATCGAGGCGCATATGGGACGAACGGTTTTTATTTGCCGTTCTCGCTAAATACAGCTTCTACATATGCCGGATCGTTTAACGCGTCGAGCCAATATATAACAACTCCGACGAACTCAAATCTCGCTCTCGGCACAAGCGACTTTACCGTTGAGTATTGGTTTAATCCTACAGCAATGCCCCCTGCTTCAACATATTGTGCGTTATCTTCTGGCAATGGAACATCTACATACGACGGTCTTTTTGGATATACATCATCTGGCACTTCTACAATCCAGTTGTATTTAACGAGTACCGGATCTTCGTGGGATATAGCTAGTGGCGTTAATATCGGAACAGGGCTTGTTGCTGGTAACTGGTATCATGTTGCCGTAACAAGAAACGGAACAGCATTTAAAACATTCCTTAATGGATCGCTTACGTCGTCATTTACCAGCGCCGCGTCTATATATCAGAGCGCAAATTCATTTGTTATCGGCAGGGGGCAGTCGACAAATTACTTTGGCGGATCATTATCAAACGTCAGAGTAATAAAAGGAACTGCCTTATATACGGCGTCATTTGTTCCGCCAAGCAGCCCGTTGACCGCGATTGCGAATACGCAGCTTCTTACGCTGCAAAATTCTGCAATAATAGATAATAGCCCTAATGCTTTTACTTTAACCAACAGTGGATCGGTAACGGCATCTGCCGCCACGCCGTTTGTTGCAAATATAGCCGCCGATCTTAGCGGAAATGGAAACTCTTGGAGTCCACTTAATATTAACTACACCACCTCCGGCGTCACCTACGACAGCATGCTTGACGTCCCGACAAACTGGGCCGATGGCGGTAACGGGCGGGGGAATTATGCGGTTCTTAATCCATTAAATCTTTGGCAGTCTAGCGGAACCACATCTGTTGTAAGCGGAAATCTTAATCAAAGCACTTCCACTGGCTCTGCGACTGGCGGCGCTGCTGCGACAATAGCAATTTCGTCCGGTAAATTTTATTGGGAAACCGAATTTAACGCCATTCCTTCATCTAATACTTGCGGCGCGGGACTGTATGACACTTCAGTTGTGTTTGGTGGTGCTAATTCATGGGCGAGATCAGGACATTGGATATTAGGCGATAGCGGCCTATTTTACGCCAATGGCGCTGCGGGTTCTGCATCTGGAACAGGCGCATTTTCCGCTGGCAATATCGCCATGTTTGCGTTTGATGGCTCTACCGGAAAATTATGGGTCGGCAAGAACGGAACATGGGTAGGGACACCCGGAACGTCCGGCGAGATAGCAACGCTCACTATGTCGGGCAAAAGCTATGCGCCGATAACTTCTACTTATAGCACCGGCTCAATAGTAATCGCCAACTTCGGCCAGCGCCCATTCACCTCCACGCCTCCCTCCGGCTTCAAGGCGCTCAACACGCAGAACCTTCCGACGCCTACGATTGCGGCGGGGAATAAGTATATGGACATTAGCCTGTGGACAGGCGACCAAAATTCACGAACGATTACAAATTCAGGTGCGTTCCAACCAGATTTAATATGGACAAAATCTCGTAGTGACGCGGAAAGTCACCGACTGCATGATGCGGTGCGCGGAGGAAATGGAACTGTCTTATACGAGTTGAACAGTAATACAACTGAAGCTGACGGGACTGACACACTTGTTAGTGGATTTGCGTCTAATGGATTTACGATTGCTGCTGGCGCGAACTCTCCAAACATAACAAGCCGAACCTATATCGGCTGGCAATGGCAGGCCGGTAAAGGCTCGTCCTCAATCCCGTCAGGCGGCACAATCACGCCGACAGGCGCGAGCATAAATGTCAGTGCTGGGTTTAGTATTATTGCTTATACAGGGACAGGATCTAACGCGACGGTTCCTCACGGACTTGGTGCAACTCCGGCATTCATTATGATTAAGGATAGAACCAGCGCGACTAATGGCGGCGCTGTTTATCATACAAATATGGGCGCTACTAAATTTCTAAAACTATTTCAAACTACAACTGGCTCAGACGGCGAAGCGACTGACAATACTGTTTGGAATGGCGGCTCACCAACTTTCAATTCATCTGTATTTTCTGTCGGAACAAATGTAAGAACTAATACAACTGATAATTATATAGCCTACATTTGGACGCCTATCGCGGGATATAGTTCTTTTGGCGGTTTTACGGCTAATGGCGTTTCTGGGGACGGCAATTTTATTTATACTGGGTTCCGCCCAAGATTTATTCTTTATAAGAGAACTGATACATCAAGCAGTTGGTTTATTCAGGACACATCCCGTCAAGGATATAATGTGCAAGGCCCAGAGCTATATCCGGAAAGTAACGCTGTCGAGGCAACCGCCACTCGCTTAGACATACTTTCAAATGGATTTAAAGTAAGAGCGCCTGCCGCGACAAATCCAAATGTCAGTGGTGCAACATATATTTACGCTTGCTTTGCTGAAAATCCCTTCAAAATGGCACTATCAGTGTGAGGAACAATGTTTATCCTTGATGGCAGACCGCTCCCGCTCGACACGCAGTTCACTGTCGATGGAATAACATATCCACCCAACTGGCTACGTCTCGCAAGCCCAGAGGATCGTGCGCGTATTGGCATTACTGAGGTGCCAGACTATCCGCGTCCCGATGATCGCTTTTACTGGGTTACGCAAAACGCAGACTTTACTTGGAATGCTATTCCAAAAGATCTCGACATGCTAAAAAAGTCTTGGTCGTCGCAGTTTAGGCAAATTGCTTACACATCGCTTTTGCAATCTGATTGGATGGTCGTTCGCAAGACAGAGGCAGGAACAGATATCCCCGCCGATTGGTCAAGCTACCGCGAGGCGGTTCGCACAACATGCGCGCTGGCGATAACTGATATGGAAGCGACGACAGACATTGACGCATTCATTGCGTCTGTTACATCAGTTCAATGGCCAAGGAGCCCAATCGACCAGCCATTTGCATAACATAGGCACTCTCAGAAGGGGGAGAAAATGCCATACAGCTCGGAGAGCGGAAAAGCTTACATCCGCAATATAGTCGGTCGCGTTAAGCATGAGCGTATGCTCGACATTGGCTGCGGTAGCGGCACATACGCCAAGATGTTCCCAGATATGCACTGGACAGGCGTTGAAGTCTGGGAGCCTTACGTCGAAGAGTTTAAGCTCAAAGATCTGTATCAAGAGCTGATTATCGAAGACGTATGCAAGGTAAAATTAAAAGAGATCGGCCACTTTGACGTCGCCATACTTGGTGACGTTCTTGAGCATATGGAAAAGGATTTAGCCAAATATTTGCTTGGCTGGATCAAAACTATCGCCGAAACTGTCATTGTCAGCATTCCAATCGGTCATTATCCGCAAGATGAATACAACGGCAATCCATACGAGAAGCACATCACCGACAATTGGACTGACGAAGAGTTTCGCAGGACATTTGGCGAGCCAACTGTCGGCTACATCGACAACGAAATAGGCGTCTATTGCTGGTCAAATCAGAAGGTGCGGCCAAAGATCTGCGTCTACACCATCAGCAAGAACGAAGAGAAGTTCGTCAAGCGATGGGCCGATTCGGCGAAAGACGCCGATGTGCTTGTCATCGCCGACACAGGCAGCACAGACAGGACGGTTGAGATTGCCAAGGAATGCGGTATCCAGACGCATGAAATATGCATCACGCCTTGGCGCTTTGATCATGCTCGCAACGCGAATATCGCCCTTATTCCAAAAGATGTGGATATCTGCATCTGCATGGACGTCGACGAAGTCCTCGAGCCCGGCTGGCGGGACGAGATCGAGCGCGTCTGGACACCGAGCACTACACGTCTGCGCTATATGTTCGACTGGGGGATGGGCGTAAAATTCGCCTATGAGAAGATCCACGCTCGGCATGGCTATTACTGGCACCATCCCTGCCACGAGTATCCCCGCTTCGACGCTCGAATCAACGAGGTCTACGCCTTCACCGATAAGCTTCTGGTGAGCCATCACCCAGATCCGACGAAGAGCAGGGGGCAGTATCTCGACCTTCTGGCGCTATCGGTCAAAGAAGATCCTGTGTGCCCGCGCAACGCCTTCTACTATGCTCGAGAGCTATCCTTCTATTCGCGCTGGGACGAATCAATCGAAGAGTGCAAGCGGTATCTGGCTCTTCCGGGCGCGACATGGATCAATGAGCGGTCATACGCCATGAGGACGCTGGCAAAATGCTATGAGGGTAAGGGAGATCTTGGCGAAGCCGAGGCTTGGTGGCTTCGGTCGGCGGCTGAAGCCCCGAACACGCGCGAGCCTTGGTGCGGCCTGTCTAATATGTATTATACGCAGGCCCGATGGCAGGAATGTTACGGCGCGGCTATGCGCGCTTTGGCTATCAAAAACCGTGAATTTGTCTACACGGTTGATCCTGCCGTTTGGGGAGCCCACCCTCATGACCTTGCGGCTATCTCGGCGTGGAATTTAGGTATGAAAGAAGTAGCAGCCGAAGAAGGCCGTAAGGCATTGGAGTTAGAGCCTGAAAATGATAGATTGAAGGATAACCTTCAGTGGTTCACAGGCGAAAAGACGGTGAGTTAAAATGGATCATCAGATGATGTTCAACATAGGCATTGGCGTAATCAGCTCAATGCTTGGCTGGTGGCTCAATAATGTTTGGACATCTCTGAAAGATCTGCAGGCGGCAGATCGCGAGCTGGCTGAGAAAGTCGCCTCTATCGAAGTTCTCGTAGCCGGCCAGTATGTCACCCGCGAAGAATTTAACAATGTTCTCGGCCAAGTCTTCGGCAAGCTGGATAGAATAATTGAAAAGCTAAACGAGAAGGCTGACCGATGAATATGGATTATTTCTTCGACCGGATCCGCCGGGCCGTCTTTGGCGGCAAGCTGACGCAGAAACAGGTCGACGGCATTAATCGAATCATCGCCTATCGCGACAGCAACTGGCCGAAGATGTCGGATGACGAGCTGGCCTATGTGCTGGCGACGACAACCCATGAGACGGCTTTTAGAATGCAGCCGATCAAGGAAATGGGATCGCCGGCTTACTTTGCCACAAAACGCTATGCCCCCGACTGGATCGGGCGCGGGTTGATTCAGATCACTTGGAAATATAATTACGTCAAATTCGGCATTCAGAATAATCCAGACTCGGCTCTGACGTGGCCTGTGGCGCTCGATATCGCCTTCCGTGGCATGATCTTTGGAATGTTCACCGGCAAGAAGCTGGCGGATTACATCAAGCCGGGCAAGACGCCTGATTATGTCGGCGCGCGCCGTATCATCAACGGAACAGACCGGGCGAAGTTGATTGCGGGCTATGCTTTGGCATATCAGGACGCACTTAATCAGGCGAAACAAGGGAAATGATCATGAACAAGCTTCTCGTGAACTGGAAAACCACCGTCTCCGGCCTTATCCCGCTGGCGGCTTATGCTCTCAATCACTTCGGTCTCTGGCCGTCTGTGATCCCGCTGCCGCCGTTTGATCAGGTTTGGCCGTTCGTGCTCGCCATCGTCGGAATTGGCGGCTCGGCTAAGGACGCCAATGTCACTGGCGGCACGGTCCAGCAGTGATATCCTATGTTATCGCCGGCATTATTGGCGCAGTCCTGTATTCTTTGGGCGCTTTAGCGCTCAAGATGATCAAGGAAGGCGGCATGGCTGAGCAAAAGGCGAAAGAGGCGGAATCCGCCGCCTCTATCACCAAGGATCAGGCGGAAATAATCGCCCAGCCAAAGACGACAGATGAGACGATTGCTGATCTCGACAATAATCGCTTCTAGTCTCGCCGCATGTCAGTCGACGAGCGGCGGCGGCTGTCCTCCTCTCATCAATTACAGCGCGGCCCAGCAGAAGCAGGCGGCAAATGAGCTCAGAAAAATGCATTCTGAGGCTCAGGTCGCCAAGATGATAACGGATTACGGCAAGCTGCGTGCGGCTTGCCGGCTGGGGCGGTAGTAAAGTCCTGCCTGTTTGTGATAATATGCCGCTGAAATACGGGGTTTTCGATGACCACAGGCCTTAGTTTCAACGGCACGCCTAATACCGGCACAAACTATCTGACGCAGATCGCGACGATGGCTGTCGTCGATACGACTGACCCTAACTTTCTGAACATATTGCCGGCGATGATTTCGTATGCGGAAAACCGCATCTATCGTGATCTCGATTTTCTGTTCACATCTATTTCAACAACATCTTACTCGCTAACAACGGGTAATAGGCAAATTTCTGTTCCGGCTGGAACTTTTGTGGTCCCAGAGCAAATCAATGTTCTCTTGCCTCTCGGCGTGACGGACCCCAACGCTGCTACAAGATATCCTCTTTTGCCGACAACAAAAGAGTTCCTCGATGCTGCATATGGTGATTATACATATACAGCTATGCCTAAATATTTTTGCCCATTTGATGATTATTTATTCTATGTTGGTCCATTCCCAGATCAGAATTATACAGTTGAGATTGTCGGAACTTATCGTCCGCAAAGTCTTGGCCCCGGAGCTTCGGATACAACTTTCTTATCAAACTATCTGAGCTACACGGGCGCTGCTTATCCGAACTTTGCGAATACAACGACAACGACATTCATCAGCCTGTATTTGCCGGAAATGATGATTATGGCGAGCATGATTTACATTGCCGCCTATCAGCGTAATTTCTCAAGTTCGATGGGTAATGACCCGCAGATGCCGATCACATATGAGACGCAGTATCAGGCGCTTCTCAAGAGCGCGATGTCTGAAGAGAATCGTAAGAAGTTCGAAGCCGCTGCTTGGTCTTCTCAGGGAACGTCTTCCACAGCTACGCCGACACGGTGATATAAATGCCGCATAATACGCTCAAACTTATTGCCGGCGTTGATCAGAATAGGACGCCAGCCCTAAACGAGGCTGCTATATCTGAGTCAAACCTTATTCGTTTTATACCAGATAAGCAGAATATCGCTCTTGTTCAGAAACTAGGTGGATGGGTTAAATATTTTAATTCCGCTCTGCCTACTGTTGTTCGCGCATTGTGGGCATGGGAAGATACAAATGCGCAGACATATCTAGGCGTTGGGGCGGAGGGAGATCAGGCAAACGGCGCTGGTCTTTCTGTCATTACAAATGGTCAAAGAACAGTCCTGACGCCGAATATTACAGAGCTTGATATCGGCATCAACACAATGTCTGCTAGTATTTATACGCCTTATTACTTTGCATGCACTGGCGCAGCTTCTTCTGGAACTGCGACAATAACAATCACCGGCTATCATACATATGAGCCCGGTGATTATGTTTATATTACAGGAATGTCTGATTCCTATTACAATGGTTATCAGGTTATTACGGAAGTCGTATCGGCCACTCAATTTAGATTTACAATATCTACTTTGGCGGCGGCTTCTGCTACGGGCGGTAGCGTCGCATATGGAAATGGATTTGCCACAAGAGCTGGCTCGCCGATTGTTGATGTCTATATCCCAAATTCTAATCTCAACAGCTACAGTTCAATCTATATTAAGACGCCAATTAGTGTTGGCGGCATTGTTTTATTTGGATTATATCCAACAAAATATGTTAGCGTTAATAACTTTCAAATCACGGCTAGAGACGCTCTTGGCGATCCTCAGCCTGCTGTAACAACTTCAGCGTCTGTAAATCCCGGGCTTGGCGAGATGCCCGTATTTCGGTTTAGTAATGTGCAGTCAATTGTTTATGTATATTTCCCAAACCATAATTATGCCGCTGGTGACGTATTCCCTGTAATTGATCCGGTAAATGCGGGTTCCGTTCTTTTATACGGAAATTACACTGTCCTTGGCGTTGGCGATGAAAACGGAGCTAATGCTACAACTCAGTTCAGCATTGGCGCGGATAACACCGCGACAAAAGTAACACCGATTTATTTTGACGGCACAGGCACAGTTGCAACTGTAAGGGTTCCTCTAGGGTATGGAGCAACTCGCGGCGATTCGATAACAATCGAAAATTGCCCAACTGCAGGTTACAACGTAACGAATGGTCGCGTTGTCGAAGTTACGACAACATCGACATATTTAGAGATAAAGTATTTAAGTTCGGCAACTGGGACAATTACGTCAGGCCTTACATCCTGTACGTTATTTGTAACGTATGCCTTATCCAATGCTGGTTTTGCTGATATTTTTATTTATCGCGCGCCAGCTCCTCTTCCTACAGGGACAGGGTTTGGTGTCGGTGGATATGGAGTTGGTGGATTCGGCAATGGCGTTGCTCCGCCAAATCCTGCGGCAGCAACAACTGCTACATCTGGAACTGGTAGTGTTGTAACAATCACCTACAACGGAACAAATCTGTTTAGCATTGATGATGAAGTTCTCATATCCGGCGTGACGCCTGCTGGATATAATGGTTTATATACTGTCACATCGATACCCGCGACAAATCAATTCACATATGCCGGCACAACGACCGGGTCCATGACGGTTGCCGGAAATGTCACAAACTTAACAGCTACTGGCGCTCCTCTCGCCACAACTGACTGGACGCTAGACAATTGGGGCTCGTCATTTCTAGCATGCCCTGTTGGGGACGGAATATTTATTTGGAGCCCAGATACTGGATCTTCTCTTTCGGCGATCATTCCTGAAGCGCCGCCTGTAAATGACGGCATGTTTGTCGCAATGCCTCAGAGGCAGATTATTGCATGGGGCTCTACATTCACAGGCATTCAAGACCCTCTTCTGATCCGTTGGTGCGACGTTAATGATTATACGTCGTGGATCGCTCTGCCGACCAATCAGGCTGGATCTTATCGCTTGCCGCGCGGTTCTCGAGTTGTGGGATGTATTCAAGGGCCGCAGCAAGGACTTGTTTGGACAGACTTGGCCGTCTGGGCCATGCAGTATGTTGGCCCTCCTTACGTCTATCAGTTCAACGAGGTCGGCACGGGC